GGGTAGTGGTGGGATTAACATAGCAGGGTTGGCCAAGAGTGGGTTGAGTGGACTCCTGTCCAACCCCTCTCTCCTGGGCGCCTTGCTGGGTGGTGGCATGGGGCTAGCCGGTGCTCTGGGAAGCAACAATGGCCAGAACACCATGACGGCGAACTTCAAGCCCACCCCGCCGCAGATGTTCCAGGGGTCAGGACCATCTCCCAACAATATGTACGGCAATTTCTCGGCGGCACCCCGCCAGCGATTGAACCCGACGAATATCAACTACGCTCATGCTGGAGAGCAGCCGACCTCCGGCGGTAATCTGTTCTATTCCCCTAGCGGCGGAGGTCCCACAGCTCAGCCTTCCCAGCAGAGCCCGTTGCAGCAGTATGGCGCGCAGATGGTCCAGCCTGCCCCACAGCAGCCGCAGCCCCAGCAGCAGACTATCCAGCAGCTTTTACAGCAACTGACGGCCAACCAGGGAATGCCTTCCTATGGGGGCATCCAGGGTATGCCACTCATCCGGGCGAAGGGTGGACCGGCTGAAGGTGGCGGGTCGCCTCAGATGGGGCCGCTGTCTCGACACATGGTCCCTGCTACCAAGGGTGGACCGAGTTACATCCAAGGACCGGGGGACGGCACCTCAGACGACATCGATGCACGTCTCTCCAACGGGGAGTATGTTATGACTGCTCAGGATGTGGCCCTCCTTGGAAACGGGTCCAATGAAGCTGGAGCAAAGAAACTTGATGAGCTTCGCGCCAATCTACGTAAGCATGCTGGCGAGAAGTTAATTAAAGGAGAACAATTCATGAAGGCCAAGCAACCTTTGTCCTATCTCAAGGGGCCTAAATGAGTTGGGACATCTATGTGATAACCCACATAGCCACAGGTATGAAGTATGTGGGCATAAGTCGTGTGGGTATGGGGCGAAGATGGCAGGGTCATGCCTCACGAGCCAGGATTGGAGTCCCGGGTCTTCTCTACGATGCGATCCGGGCCTTCGGCGAAGAGGCATTCACGTTACAGAAACTACGCACTACTATCTGCCGTGAAAAAGCAGAGATGCTAGAACGCCGGTATATCGTAGACTTAAACTGTATATACCCCGGTGGATTCAACTCTCGTGAAGGGGGATTAGGTGGTTTCACCATAACTGAAACCACCCGCAAGAAGCTTCGGGATTCTCACCTGGGTCAGCACCAATCTCAAGAAACCCGTTCTCGTCGTGGAGATGCCTTAAGGGGTAGAAAGAGAGATCCTGATATGATCGAACGATCCGCCGCGAAGAGGCGCGGAGCAAAGCGCTCCATGGAGTTCCGAGAAGCCTGCCGCTTAAGGGCTTTGCGTCAGCACGGGAGGATTCAATGAGCCTTTCCTCATTCCTTACGCAGCAGCCGATGCAATACCAGCAGACGCTGAACCAGTCATCGACCACGCTGCCACAGTGGTATACGGATTACACCCAGGGGATACTGCAGAACGCCGCGCAGTTCGCTAACCAGGGCTACCAGCAATACCAGGGTCCCCAGGTCGCGCCCCTTTCAGCGGATCAACAATCCAGTTACGGCACCGTTCAGGGGGCACAGGGGCTCGGTACGAATCAGGCCTTACAGGGAGCCGGAGTCGCTTCGAGCGCCCTGGGACAACAGTCTCCCCTACAAGCCGCCAACCCTTACTTCGGAATGTCCACGGGGCAAGCGGGATCGACGCTCGGCCAACCCAATGCCCTCCAGGCGGCGAACCCCTATCTGGGTCAGGCACAGCAAGGAATTAATAGCGCCCTGGGCCAGACCAACGCAGCCCAGGCGGCCAACCCCTACCTGCAATCCGCCTCAGCACCGCTCGCTGACCAGATGCAGTCGCTCATGAACCCCTACCTTAATCAGGTGGTGAACGCGACGGACCAACTGTCTGCACAAAACTTCAATCAGAATGTATTACCCTCCCTACAGGACCAGTTCACCCAGGCCGGTCAAGTCTATGGTGGGTCACGACAGGGCGAGTATGCTGAGAAGCTCGGTGCAGCAGAGAACCTCAATGAGCAGATGTCTAACGCTTCCATGCTGGCTAGCGGCTTTAATACCGCCCTGGGAGGTGCCGAAGCCCAACAGCAGGCTATGGCGGGTATGGCCGGTACGGCGGCTAATGCTGCTAATGCGGCTCAAGGCACGGGGCTTTACGGGGCCGGTCTTACTGCCGGGTTGGGGAGTACTGCGGGTGGACTTCAAAACGCGAGTCAGCAAACGGGTCTGGCTGGAGCCAACCTTTACGGCAACCTGGGTTCCGCCGCCGGTAACCTCCAGAACGCAGGGGTTGGCACCCAGCTTGCGGGCGCAAATACGCTGGGGAATCTGGGATCGTCAGCGCTAGGAGACACGCTCTCCCAGGCTCAGATGCAAAACATGATGGGCCAGCAGCAGCAGGCTCAGACCCAGGCCAATTACAACGTCCCGATGCAGCAATTCCAGCAGCAGACGCAATGGCCTCTGACTGCGGCCTCCGCCATGCAAGGGGCCCTAAACGGAATCCAAGTCCCTTCCGGAGTTACCAACTATGGATATAGTCCCTACGGACAGTCCTCCTCAGGACTGCAGCAACTGCTCGGATCAGCCCTCACCGGGCAACAACTCGGTAATAACCTGGGCTCTCTCCTTGGCTACGCCGCTCGGGGTGGCGCTGTTCGGCTTTCCCATGGTGGGCGCGCTTCGGCAGCTCCTGGATTCGCGGGCGGTGGCGGCCCGTCCTACCTCCCGGGTTACCGAGGAGTCCAAGGCGTCATCCCCTACGGAACCCGCATAACCCCGTACCCTGCTCGCAAGGGTGGCACCATCTCACTGAAGCGTAAGAGCTTCTCCCCACTGGCGGCCTCCTATGCCTGATCTCAACACCTCGGGCTATAGTCCACTACAGGCCACGCAGAGCGGGACCTCCAACCTTCTGCCGCTCATGCAGGCGGCCAACCAGCAGTACAGCCAACAGCTGGGACGGCTACAGCAGGGCGAGGATTTATTTAACATCGGTGCTGAGTCAGCCGGTAAGGCCTATCAGCAGCAGGGGGAGGACTACTCCGCCCTCAAGGACCTGCTACTCAAGACGCAACAGAGTCTCGGGTCGCTCAAGTATGGGCCCAGCAAACAAGAACAGTCGCTACGCACCCTTGGAGCCATAGCTGGAGAGAAGCCCTCGCTCCAGGGAATGGCAGGAGTGGGGGCGGCTGGTGCCCAAGCTGCCGCACAGGGCATGCAGGAGACTCGTGAGGGAGAGCTTACTAAGCAACAGTTGATGGCCAAGTACGGCGTCGATGCCGCCCAGGCGGGCATGATGGCCCACCAGCTGCAATCCCAGATGGCGCAGACGCAGATGCAGCGCGGCATGCAGATGCAGGGTAACGCCTCCACGGCTATGAACGCAGCCCTGGGACGTGACACTGCAATGCAGACCGCGTTGATGTCCGGTCAGCAAAAGCCGGTACAAGTAAACGTCAACGGACAGGCGACGCCCAATCAGGCCCTCATCGCGGAGAAGGGACAGGAAGCCCAGGCGACTGCCATGGGTAAGGCGCAAGGAGAACTCCAGGCCCTGGACTCCTCCGGCGGGTTGGAGAAGACCGCCGATGCGATTGCCCACTACCAGCAGGCGCCGCTATCGAGTTATGCCCTGAAGACCCCGATGGGCATAGCGCTCAATAACCGGGTCATGGAGATCAACCCCGACTACCAGGGCACCAAGTTCCCCACCATCCAAGCGGCTGCGAAGGAGTGGTTCTCGGGTGCACAGACGAGCCCGGGTACCAAGGTTCGCTCGATGAACGTCGCGATGTCCCACATGGATACCCTGAAGGACCTCACCGATGCCTTGAGCAACGGGGATGTAAAGCGCTTCAATCAGGTAGCGAACTGGTGGTCATCGGAAACCGGTAACCCGGCCCCGACCAACTTTGATACCGCCAAACAGGTGGTCCAGGACGAGCTGATCAATGCCATTGTGGCCCGCAGTGGTGGCGTCACCGACCGTGCGGAGGCCGCTAAACACGTCCCTGTGATGAACAGCCCGCAGGCCATTCTAGGCGCCTTGAATACCGAACAGACACTCCTGGCTGGCCAGCTCGGGGGATTGAAGCACCAATACGAGTCGGCGGAACTCGACAAGCACTTCGGCCCCTTCGAGAAGTTGCTCATGCCACAGGTCACCGGGAATCCTGCGATGGGTAAGGTGTTGGGCACGCTTACGCTGCCCACGGGACCCAAGCTCCAGGCCTATGCCCAGGCCCACTTCGGAGGTGATGTCAACAAGGCCACGGAGTTCCTGAAGGGACATGGCTACAAATGACGTAGACATCAGCGACCTCCCGACTCCGGGCGGGGCGTCTACGGTTGACATATCTGATCTACCTGCCCCACCGCAGGAGGCGGCGCCGCAGCAAAGCGGTTGGCAGTCTGACTTGCGC